ACCCTGAAGACCTTTATTCACCTATGGGATGGAGATATTACACATCCGGTTATCCAGATATTGACAAAAAATGTCATAAACTTTTCATCAAATATCACAATAAACCCAATGCAAAGGTCACTATTTATAGAGCAGTTCCAAAAAACGTACAAGAAATCAATCCCGGTGATTGGGTTACTATCTGCAAAAAATACGCAGAAATTCATGGAAATGCGAATTTAAGAAACGGATACCACATCATTGAAAAGACGGTAAAGGCTTCTCAACTCTTTACGGAAGGTAATTCATTAGCAGAGTTTGGCTATTGTCCCTAAAAGGATTAAAAATGCCCACCAACATCATAAAAAGCTTCGCTTCAAGGTCTGGTAAAAGCGTCGAAGAGGTGGAAACCCTCTGGAAAAAGGCCAAAGAAGTCGCTTCCAAAGAAGGCCACACCAATGACTATCCTTACATTGTAGGTATCTTAAAGCGAATGACGGGCATTAACGAATCCATAGAAGCCCTTCGAATTTCCGAAAAAATCTCCGTTTTCTACGGGGAAGAACAGGGTTCTTTCAAAGAAATTTATGAGTCCCGTAACGCTCTTCTTTTAGAAGAAAATGGCTTCCAATACGGATATTCTGAATTTATGCTTTACATTTCGGAATTGGAAAAAAGAGGAGAAAAAATTGAATTTAGTAACGTAGAAATTCCTACCTATACAGAAAGAGTAATAGAGTTCGCAAAAACACTTGCGACAAAAATGGGCATTGATATTGAAGAAACTTTTACATTTCTAAAAAATCCGGGGATTCATAGAGTATTTTATAAGATGGGAATGGACTTCAAAAAAGTTTTCAAAACACTTAAAAAAGCCTATGCTCTTTATATCGCCATTATGGATTCTCTTGTAGTTTTTATTGAAAAAGAAACACATGTTACAGGTGACTACCTCCCCTCCCTAAAGGAAGGGGCTTCCTGTTCCATGTAACTTTCCTAAGACTCAGAGGAAAGTGAAGGAGAACAGAGGCTCAGTCCAAGCCTTTTAATGTTCAAAGCGGCGTTTACGTCCCTGTCCAAAGTCATGTTACAGTTTTCGCAATGATATTCTCTCATTGAGAGAGGGGCTTTGCGAAGGGAACCGCAACATGAACAGGTCTGAGACGTGTAAGCCGGATTGACACGGATAACGAAACGGTCAAAAAGCGTTGCTTTATATGAAAGCAGATCGAGAAACGTCCTATGACCTTGATGGAGTAAATTTTTCCTCAAAGTCTTGTTTCCCTGTTTCCGATTCGTCATTTCCTTCAAATTGAGGTCTTCAACGGCTATAACCTTTTCCGTTACAGCCTTCAAGACACCTAAAGCTCTTTTATGCAACTCGTCTTTACGACGATTTTTGATTTTTCTGGACGCTTTGAAAAGGAGTTTCTGGGCCTTTTTACGGTTACGAGACCCTTTCCGCTTTGCGGAAAGAGACTTTTGATGCTTCAGACGCTTCTTTTCAAGCTCCGGGTAAACGGACTTGATGAAGTCGATTTTCAAACCGTTGGAAAAGGTCAGATTGCCCGAATTGATGTCCATGCCGATAACGTCCTGCGTTGCAGGAAGGGTCGGCATTTCCTTATCGTCTGCATCGTTAGCCAAATTGACGACAAGAAAATACCGATCAAGTTCCCGAACGATTCTGTAACCCATGATACGGTATCCAGACGGTAGAGAACGATGAACCTTTACGTCGATGTCACGAATCCCGAAAAGAGAAATTTTTTTCGAGAACTTCATAGTCTGTCTTTTAGGAAAACTTCCCGTGAAACGGGAAGAGTTCTTAAAGTGCAAATTGAATGGCTTTTTCTGTTTTATAAGAGAAAAAAGGACACGGAAAGCGTCCCGTAACGCTTCCTGTATCAGTTCCGTTTTATAGACTATATCCTCTCTGTTACGCATAGCGTTACATAGATCGGTATATAGAGTTTTGAATATGTCATTGTGTTTTGTACCGGATTCGTAAAGTTCCTTTCCTTTGTTTTGGATCAGGTTCAAAGAAGCGTTATAGAACTGATTATAGGAGAAAATGAGACGGTTCAAAAATTCTCTTTGAAACTCGTCTGGATACAGTCTGTAACGATAACTTAAATTCATTTAATCTCCGTTTAAGGAAAGTTACGGTATTATAACAAAGAAACTTTAAGTGAAACTTAAAGTGACACGTTCGCCTGTATCCACGCCCTGAAGGACGTGGTTTTAGGCTCACAATTTATGATAATTATTAGCCAGCATTACATCGCCTCTTGTAAAGACGCTCAAATGAGTGTTTTTCAAGAAGGTACTGTTTTTTATAGCTTTTTTGAACTCATCAATTGTTATGAAACGATAGCCCTTTACCGTCTTAAATTCCCTTTCCAAATCTTTCATAACATAGGAAACCAAAGGAAAATATGAAGGCATCGTAGAAGGTGAAGTATAAAAACTATTAATTTCAGGATTAAACGGGTTATTTACTTTTCTTTTTTCTGACAAATAGAAGTCTTTAAAAGAGATCATTTATTCTCCTTTTGAGTCGCCAGTTTGTTTTTGTGAACCTCTATCATCACCCGTAACATTGTCACATGAGCCTTCTGGCATCAATTGGCCGTAGTTGCCACGGCTTGCCCAGTCTTCCCTTACTTTTGGCTCACGATCTTTGAAGGTAACGGTCAGATCAATTGCTTTTGGCATATCGTCTTTGTGGACATTGAGATTCCCTGACGGGGAATATGAGACTTCAATATTCGTTAAAACAACTTCATCGAATCGTAACGAGTCATTCAGGACTTTGTTACGGAACTCCAAAGAGAAATAATAGGGACTTGTAAGGAAAAGTTTTCCGGCTGTCGTCCCGGCGCTGGAAAACATTTTGAGAAGCCTTATCAATTCCATAATGCTTTGCGCTTCTTCCGGAGAATTTGGAATGAGTTTCCAATGCAAGGAAATGGACCGAAAATTCGTACTGTCGTACATCATAATTTTGTTTTGGTTGTAACGGACATATTGTCCGCCAGTAAGTTTTGCGACATTTGCGGAAAAGTTACCAAGACGTGTGAGCACAGCTTCAAACATCCTTGCTGGAGTGCCTGCATTATGTAACCAACCCCTTTCTTCATTATAATTGTGGCTATAAGATTCTGTCAAAGTGTTGGGAATAGGTAAGTAAATATTGTATTTCCAAATACGGGGAAGTTTTGCGTTACCGAATCCAAAACCCCCAAGTTGGGTTCTAATCATATCTAAATACCCGGAATAGGAGCTAAAAAATTGAGAAAAAAATCCACCTTCAAAGGTTTGGTTAGTGACATTTGAAGCGATTCCTTCAATGCTTTCTGTGGGGAGCTTAGAACCGACTTCTCCGCCAAAGGCTTCATCGGCGGCTTTCACGTCTCCGAAGGCATTTTGGACAGAACTATCAATTCCAGCTGCCATTCCCACAATGTTGTTGGAAAGTGCAAATCCTTTATAAGAAGAGAGCATATTGTCGAAAACCCGTATAACGACATAAAAACGATCTTCCAAATCGGGTGGGAACTTCATTGACCCGGCTCCCCCAAGACCCCCGAAAAAGTTTCCCATAATACCCCCGAAAAGAGTATTTGGGAAAGAGGAAAACATTGAATTTGTGCTACGGGAAACTCCCTGAATCCCGGCTGCGAACCCGGTTCCAAAGGATGTAGAAGAGAGTCCGAACATATATAAAGCCTTTTTTGAGGCTATTTATATTTGTCGGAAAATGAATTAAAAAGGTAACATATAGGTATGTTACCGTCTTATTTTAAGGTCACTTTAAGTTTTTCCATCGTCTTGCACCTTGAAAATTCTCTTGAAAAGATTTTTCAGTCCCTTGTAAATGAAACCGAAAATGACCAAAAGAACAAATACCCAAGAGGAAAGGGAAACGAGAAGGAAGGCAAGGGTGTAATTGGAAACGTCTTCGGTTGTTTTCAATTTATTTTTCAGGGACTTTTCAGAACCACTGAAATAAGAAATGATGGACATGATGGCAAAGAGAATTGCCGAAACGACTACGCCAGTTAAATATGCCATTGTTAATATCCTTTTTTTAATGCAATTTTACCGAAACAACCTTAAAAAGAAATTAAAAGATCAAATTACTCTTTCAGGGCGCATATCAACGTAGGTAAGAGAATCATGCGAAAAGGGAATGTAAAGGTTGTCACGATAAAGGGTGTCGTAAATCATCACTTCATAGGTGATGTCGATGATAATGCGATTGTATTCTGGATTTTTGATGACGTTGACTGAAAGGACGTTGACACGGGGCTCAAAAAGTTCCACTTCGTTTTGAATAGCCGAAGCGATAGTGGTCTCTGTAAATGAATCAAAAAGATCGAAAAGTTTCATTTTCAAGGGGTTCCCAAAGGCAGGTTTTCCCGGCAACTCTGTCTTATTAACGAGAAAAAGATTACGAAGAGAGTTCCTTACCGCTTCAATATCCGTTACAATATCATACCCTGTAAGGGTAGAATTTTTATATTTCGGTTGAAAGTCTCTGTAAGTTGTTATTGAAGTTGGCATTTTTTATATAACTCTTTGGATTTTTGGAGTATTTATACATCCCTAAAGTCTTTATAAATACCTCTAAAAAGAAGGATACCGAAAATGGCGAAAAAAATCAATGAGCTTCTTCATGTACTGGGGCCAGTAGGACGGGCTAACAAGTATCGTATCCGGTTTGCATGGCCCAGAGGTGTTTCTGGCGTCAGTTCTCCCAACGATATGGATGTGCTTGCCAAAGCCACTGTTGCGCCCCAAAAAGAAATTGGAATGATTGAGGTGTGGAATCAAGGGCGTAAACTCGTAATTCCCGGTGATACTGCCTTTGACAATTCATGGAACGTCGATTTTTATCTCACTGAAAATCATGCTTTGAGAGTGGATATGCTCAAATGGCAACAAGCCGCTGACAACTTTCACCGTAACAAACATGCAGGAAACCCCAGTGAAGTCTTTTCCCATGTCAAAGTAGAACAACTCGATTCAGACGGTAAACCAAGCGCAATTTACACTTTACATAACGTGTGGCCCCAAGTTGTTGGGGAAGTATCTTATGGTGACGACTCCTCAGACACCCCCGCTGAGTTCTCTGTTACTTTCGCTTATACTGATTTCGTTGTAGGAGAAGGTCAGGAAGATTCCTGTACCCCTATGCAACCCACCGGAAACCCCACGGCCCTGACTTGTTAAGGGCTTTTTTTTTTTTAAGTTTTCTTTAAGTC